TTACTAATTTCCCTAATCCAGCATTAGACTGGGGTACTTTCAATCGTGAACATATTATACATGGGTCATACAAAGCTCATTATGCTAATTCAATTGTTGGTTCCGGAGCTTTTACTACCACTGGTACATCTACTTTAGTTGATTTAGCTGACAATTATTTCTCTAGCTTAGAACCAACTGCAGCTGATTGTCTTTATTGTTATAGAGCTATTAGTCTTCCAGCTCCAATAGATGGTCTTTCAGAAGGCCCTAAGCAAATACAAATGCCTGCTATAAGAGTTATTTTAGATTCCTTTACAGTTAAAGAACCTGATCTAGAATATATGATGAGGCTCAAAAGGTCTTATGAACTTGCTAACCAGGTGTAATCAATATGAAATTAGCTGCTTTAGAGTGGTTAGAACTACAAAGTCGTAGAAAACTTTCTGATACTCCAATTATATCTGATCAGGTAATTACACCATCAATTGAAGAATCAGTCCAGTCTATTACTCCAGTACGGACAACTAAACAAGTTGATAGAACAACTGGGACAGAAAGAGCTTTAGCTGCTTTAGATACTTTACCAGAGATTCCAGTGCCACTTAGAAAACTAACACCTGCAGGTAGATTATACGAAACAACAAAAGCTCTAGCTGCATTATTAATTATCACTGACCCTTTGAATATTATTGATTAAATTCTAAGTAACAAACATCACATATCCATAGTGCTGGATATCTTCTATCTTCCGATTCCCATTGATGATAGTCATGAACATGACCAATAAATCCGCATATCGCGCATTGACACATCATGCTTGAACCCACTTTCCTTCCATCAATAAATTGCATTGAGTACAATGCATACCAAAGCGCGGTACATGGTCACTAACTCTAACATATTCAGGATGATCAGGACACCACATGTGATACTCTACTCTAAAACTATTCCTTTGGTCTACTTCTAGCAACTTAGTTCTAACCCATTTGCTAAAGTTAGGCATTTGTGAAGCAATCTCAAACGATGTTGGACATAGATTGACCATCTTATGACGCTTCATTTTCTTCCCTCCTGATCTAATCTGCAACATTTAGCACACTTTTTTATTCTAGCATCATAAAAAAACTCTTTTCCACAGCGACAACAAGTATTCCATTCAGTTCCCATGTTATTACCTGAAGATGAATTCGTATATATAGACACCTATTTTTTTTGACTACTAAAGTAAAATAGTATGGCTAGTTAGAAACGGGTGGAGGCGGGGAAGTGGTGGTAAGATAGTACGCCACGACCCGCTGCCACCGATTAGAAGATTGAAGTGATGTTTATAGGCGAGCGGCAGTCACAAGTTGCTATGGCGACAGCAAAAACAGGCAGCTTTTATTTGACAGAGACTATAACTTTACCCGCAGCAAGTGCATCAGCAACCAGAGTTCAAGGCTCAATTGACCTTGGTGCTTATGTAAATGTAGCAACAGGGCAAGCGGTTGCTATTGATCAGGTTGATTTTATCTTTCAAGACGGTAGCAGCATGAAATCTGCTATTGCTGGAATGGTTGCAGCAAATGGTTCACTTGGATGTCAAGTAACTGACTTAAACCCTGGAACTGCTTTTGTAAGAGCGGACAATCAATCTCTTGTTGCTTCAGGATGTTTAAACATCGACAAAACTAACAACGTTGGTACTATGACTTCAGACATTTACCCAGACAACCATGGAACTGCTGCACTAAGCGAGTCGTTTATGGTAGTTAACGACACTCTTTACTTGGTCGGCGGTGTTGATAACGCTGCTTCTGGTGGATCAGATGTGTTCATTACTGCTAGAATTCGTTGCCGTGTTGTTAAACTAGGCAGCAAAGACTGGATGGCAATAGCAATACAATCAACCGCATCTGATAACTGAAGGTGATACCTTTGGTTAAGATAGAGGGGTCTCTCGATGAACTTCGAGCATTACTTGGCAGGGCTGAGCGCACTGTTGTTGATGTTACTGAGACCGTTAAAGAAGTTAAGCAAACGGCTAAGAAAACTCGACGCAAACTTAGTAGTTGGCAGCGATACATCAAAAACAAGTCTAACCATATCAAGTTCAAGAAAGGAGCAAAAAAAGGAAGACTAGATTTAGCAGCTATGTCTAAAGCATTCAAGAGGTCTAAGAAATGAGTCCTATTGAAAGATTACTTGGAGTTAAACCTTCAGAACAAAAAACTACGAAAGCTAAAAAGAAAAAAGGGGGTAAAAAATGATGGATAGACAATTAACTGCAGAATTCCCCTGGTTAGTAGCTGAAGTTGAAGCAGGATTAGGAGGAGCTAATTGGATTTTTACTTATGCTACAGATACTAGAGACTTACCTGGTAATGTTTATGTTCAAGAAACTAAAATAGATCTGAGCGGCTATGTACAATCCGATTTGACAGTAGGTTTTCGTCGTTCTTTTGAACAAAAAGCAGGTCAAGATTTCTTTACCTGGTATACTTACAACCCTAACATCGACTATATACTTGAAACTGTGTTAATTACATCTGTACCAATGACAGATAACCAATTAACTGCTGCACTTGTTGGAAGTCCAGGATTTACTAATTTCCCTAATCCAGCATTAGACTGGGGTACTTTCAATCGTGAACATATTATACATGGGTCATACAAAGCTCATTATGCTAATTCAATTGTTGGTTCCGGAGCTTTTACTACCACTG